CCTGCGTCCCAATCTTTTAAAGCTCGTGTATAAGGACGACCTATTACTCCTGTTCCTAAAGCAAAAGAAATAAATATACGATGCCTTGATAATGAACCATGTTTTAAAAGTAGTTGTCCTCCAGTATTGTGGACAGCTAAAGTATTTATTCCTAATTCGGCTGCAAATAAGTCTACAAATTGTCTTTTTATTACTTGGTCTAATAATTCTGCGTCAGTTAAGTGACTATCTTCAATTAAACTTTTTAATTCACCTACTGTTGCTGATACACTACTTTTTGCTGTATCATACACATTTAAAGCACCTAAAGTAGTTGGCTTTACATCTTCGTCTCCTGTACCTCCGTGATGCCCGTGTAATAATCCTTTACTTTTCGCTATGTCTCTGCTACTCATTCTACGAGTTGCTTTTTGTAAAGTATTTATAGCTGCATTCTTTGCATCGCTTACTAATTTAGCAGAAGAAGAAAACCTAGGATTGGCTTGAAAACCCGGCAATCCTGTAGTTATAGTTGTAATTTCTACCATTCTATCAGCTGTATTATTATGAGTATGATAGTTAGCATTATTTTGAGCATTAGTAACTAAATTCGTAACAAAGTCTCTTCTCATATTCTTAGAAACCTTAGTTTTGTCTAATGTAATCCCATTAGACTCTACTAATTTACAAACCTCTAGACACCATTCTTGAATTTTTTCATAATTAAATATGTAAACTTCTTGTCCTTTTTTACTTAACTCATCTTTAACTTTTTTAGATATTTTTCTACCTAAAATTGATTTTTTTAAGAATTTTGCGTGCTTTTGTATTGCCATTAGATGACTACCCGATATAAGTCGAGTACTCGTTTGATATGGTCAGGAAAATCAGTACTCGTTCTTAAACTTGCAGAACCTTGGTTTTGTATTGTAGCTCCACCAAGAGTCATTCTCTGCTTATGTTCATCTTTTAAATAGTAAGTAATTAAATCAAAAAGTGCTAATTTGAGATCGGAAGGAGTTGCACTATATCCTGCGGTATAAACAACTTCGATTGCTCCAAATCCTTTCTTAAATGCTTTTCTATTACCATCTGAATCTAATCTAAAAATAGAATCACTATTAGTATCAATATAATAATCAGTATTATTTGTAAGTGTGACATATGCCGTAGTCGGATTATCACGTTCTTTAACTGATGTTACCGAATTTAGCGGTGTCTCGC